AAAGAACAAAACCCTTAAAGGGATCAGGAAGGGTGGCACGGTACGTAGAGTGATAAACCTAGATGGCATAGATATTCGCATAGAAATAAAAAAGGGTGACACTGAGAGCATCACCCTTTCAACTTCACCGGAGTAAGGTTTAGTTCACATACCCAACGGTATGCTCATTCAGTAGATCAAGATACTCCAGACACTTCAACGCCTGACCACTCATAACCTTCTTACCAGACTCTATCTCAGAGATTCTGATCCCAGACTTATAGCCCAGTAGTTCAGCCATTCTAACCTGTGATACACCCATCCGTTTACGTAGTTCTATTAGTCTGTGCACTTCTTTCTTAAATCCGTGTATCATCAGTCTTCATCTCCCCAATTTTGATGGTTAACTTACCATTGATCCGTGTAATAATAATAACGATTCTCATCTATTTAGTCTCCTTTACAAATGGTGGAATCTCATCATCTCTATACTTACGGTCACCATATTCATCATAATACAGCTTGTTAACACAATCATCACAGCAAGGGACACCGTCAAACACTCTATGCTCGTCACCTTTTTTACAGTAGTGACAGGGACTGTTGTCGCTGATAAATTCATTCAAGGAACGAATTGCCCAATCGTATTTGGTCTGGTTACACTCACCCTCACCATACTCACAGGGTGGGCATAATTCACCTTCACCGTGTTCAGATTCTCTTAAATCCTTAATAAAACTTTTAACAAGTTCAATTCTCTTCATTTCCATTTTGCTTCTCCTAAGTTAAGTGACCAGTCTCATCAGACAGGGTAGGTCAGTTCCCTGTAACCCCCGAAGGGGTTTCGACTATTTAATAAAGTCAACTAGGTTAACAGGCTCTTGACCCTTCCTAGGCATCATCATCATATGACCAACTTCCTTCTCCAGCTCCACTAACTCGTTAAATCTGTCTGGGAAGATTCTAGCTACTGTTCTAAGGTCAGCCTTGGAACTCATAATACAGACGGCACAACTAAGTCTGGACATCCCTTGATCGTATACCCAGTGACGTTGTTGTCCTGCATCAGATATTTCGTCCCAGACAGCTTGTAGTTTGTAGTCAAATATTGGATACCAGTCATAAGCCTGTCTGGACTGAGTGGTTAGACCCTTATTCACCCTAAATGACTGCATCTTAGCCCTACTGGTGCTTTCTTCAGCCCTGATGCCGATACAGTTAACAATCACTGTATATCCATTGTCCTTCATATAGTGACGGATAGCTTTCTGGATTGGGGCACGTTTAAGATCACTGGTGCATTGTCGGTACTGGGGGGATGGAAACATACCTCTATGTCTCACCATATCAAAGAAGGTCTTACCAGCTTTCACTGTTATAAATGGAAGGTCACCAGACATATCTCTGGCGTGGCTTTCAGTACCGTCCCATTCCATACCTTCAAGGTTAGCGTGGATCACTAATAACTGGCTGTCTGGGACAAGCTTTCTTACCTTGATAAGCATAGCCTGAGAGTCCTTACCACCACTATTGTTAATCACGAATAACGCCTTACTGTCTATAAGCTGTTGTATTGTTTTCATCAGTATCTCCTAGTATGTAAAACCGATATAAACGGTCTTGGTTGATTTGATAAATCTCTCGCTACCTGTCTCAAAGTTCTCACAGTAGTAACCCTTTCTGGCTCTATCGTAGTCAACTTTAACGTAAACTGACTTACCTTCTGGGGCTAGTTTGAAGAACTCATCTTTAGGTATCTTGTTAAGTTTGGACTCTACTACTATATCAGTAGCAGTTCCGTCTAGATTACCGTAGTCCTCTTGCAGTTCTGGTGCAATTGGCACTTCGATCATTTTCCCTGTTATTTTAATTCCCATTTGCTTCTCCTAGGTTAATTAAGCCATTGTTGGCGTGGGATATATTACTCTAAGCATAAGATATAAGTCAACACATCATTTCAAGAAAGTTTACATTCTGGACGGTAAAAAAAGTTTACAGGGGTAAAAAGGTATATCTCTGGTGGTTTTACACCGTTTCACGACTGGAGATAGATTGGTACGTGTCAAGAAATAGGGGGATTTAATCCCACTTTTGTCGGGGAGAGATAAACTATTTACACTACTCTGTGCGAACCGAGGAAACAAAAGACTTGACAGCATCTTAAATTCTAGAGTATGCACGAAGCTATATACATAGTAGTGGGAGCAGTTGTAGGTGGAACACTCTGCACGATTGGATTTGGACTCGGAGCATTCTACATAAAAAGCACCTACATAGAGTTAACTCAACCACACACTATTACTCCTAACACTATAGGGGATAACACCAAAGAAGAAGAACCAGATGCATACAACTGGGACACCTACGATGACTACAGTAAACCAGTAGATGAACCAGAGAGTTTTGAAGAAGCTAATTAGAAGACTTGTTAATACTAAGACAACCTTTCAATGTACCAGATGTGGAAAGAGTATAAATGGTAATCAATATGAATACAGACAGACACAATACATCAAAGCATACGTCCCAGACATTCAGCGACTGTGCAGGAATTGTGTTTACTCTGAGTCATTTGGTAGTAAGGGCTTGAGTCTACGCAAGAAGAAGAACCAGATAGAGGAAGAAACTATACTATATAAGGACATCACTTGAGAAGATTCTGGTATCACTATAACAAACCAGCATCAAATAAGGCTGGGTGTCCAATACTAACAGTACACTGGAAGAATAAATGTATACCAGTTAAAGGTATTAAGTGTGGCGTAGAAACTGAGACCCATAACCGTAATTCCCAGCCACATTGTGTGGTACGTGGATTTGCTAGGGATATAACTATAAGGAAACAGTATGCCCATATCAACTAAGAAACATCAGATAACAGGTGATGGTATATTAGAGGAGACTCCTCCACAAGAACAGGAAAAAACACCTTTGACACGCACAGCACGTGGAAGATTTGCAAAAGGTCACTCAGGAAACCCAAATGGTGCACCAAGGAAGGACACATCCATAGTAGAACGCTTCAGGAACAACGATAGCTGTCAGAGTATCATAAACAAGCTATTTGCCGTGGCTGACACCTTAAATGATGCAGAGCCACACAAGGATGCGTTAGCTTCAGCAAAGCTTATTGTTGAGCGTCTGATACCATCACTCAAGAGCAGTGACCTCCAGATAGAGAGCAGTGAGAAAGGTTATGTGGTACTGCCTGAGACAGAGGAAGATGAGTAGCTCCTGCTTCGTAGGCAGGGATTCCTCCTCCACAAATGCCAGAGAGGTGACAGAATAGGTGACACGAAACAGCAATAAGGTACAGGTACATATATACCGTCAGCCTGATCTGATTCCAGAAAGTCTGGTCGGTGAAGTGACGTATGAGTATATATACCATCGACAGTAGGATTCCAATAATTTTTAAAAAGGATATTTAGATATGCCCCCTAAGAAGAAAAAAGTTACAGGCAGTGGTAACCCAGAGATATTGAATGCAGAAGATTACCCTGAGAATCAACCAAATTCAAGTGGTAAGAATTATTTTAGAAAGAAATATAAAAATGTCCCCGGAGTAACATATAACAAAAAAGGGTTCACGGAAAAGCCTGAAGGATATAGTGTAAATGAGTGGGGTGGCTATCTTCAGGATGCTGAAAAATTCCATAATAAGAAGAAGGAAAATTGGAAACCCGGCAAATATTTAAAATTATTAAAGCTAAAAAGAAAGATGAAACAAGGCACTAAATGAAAATCCTGTGGAAACCACATAAAGGTCAACAGACCAAAGCCCTATCCCAGCCTGATTCAGTATTTGAGATAGCATTTGGTGGTTCCAGAGGTGGAGGTAAAACTTCTGCTGGAATAGCTTGGCTTTTAAAGGGCACGGAAGATCCCAAATTTACGGGGCTAGTTATTAGACGTAACCATTCTGACCTTAGACAGTGGATTGATGAAGCACGGCAACTTTATGTGCACGCAACCTTAACTGGAAAACCCGGTGTGTTTACTTTTCCATCTGGTGCAAAAATTTATACAGGTCATTTGAAAGATTCCGATGCCTACACACAATTCCAAGGCTGGAATATCACTAGACTACTTATTGAGGAATTAGGACAAATACCACAAGAAGAATATTATTTAAAATTATTATCCTCTGTACGGTCAACGTGTGGCATAGCTCCACAAGTATTCTGCACTATGAACCCCGGAAACGTGGGACATCAGTGGATTAAACGTAGGTGGCAGATTGGTCTAAAGGATTCTAATAAAGCCTTTGCAGACCCCGTATCGAAGCGTAAACGTATATATATACCAGCTACTATTGATGACAATCCATCTTTGAAGGAATTAGACCCAGACTACGTTAATTATTTGGATTCACTTCCAGAGCCACTACGATCAATGTGGCGAATGGGTGACTGGGATGTATTTGCTGGTGCTTACTTTGCTGAGTGGAATCCAGCATATCATATTATGGGAGAAGAAGATGCGAAAAAATTGGGATACGGCTCTGAGGTTAACCATAGATATATTGGTTTTGATTGGGGTCACTCTGCTCCACATTGTGCTATCTGGGTTGAGGTTACTCCAGACAAAAGGGTATTTGTTTTTGACGAACTATATGGGAAGGAAAAGCATCCTATGGAAGTGGGCGAGCTTATATATAAAAAGAATTGTATCCATAAAAAGAACATTGAAATGACCCTTGGTGATCCAAGTATGTGGATTCGCAACCCAATATCTTGGAGGAAGGAAGAAACCTCAATGTATAGTGATGCTTCAATAGCTCACGCTTTGCAGGGTGACCAGAATCATCCCTTAGTTCCCAGCTTAGTACCAGCCAATAACGATAGGCTGTCAGGCTGGAGAAATATGGCACAACTTATGAAGGTGACAGATAAGCCACCTAATTTTGTTATTATTAAAAACTGTGCTCCAAATTTGCAACGGACTATACCTGAGATGATTATTGACGAAAAACGTCCAGAGGATTTGGATACCACTTTAGAAGATCACGCCTGTGATGCTTTGAGATACAGTTTAACACATTGTGAAGCTCCCATGGAAGCCAAGATCAAAAGGTCTAAGGATCAAGTAGCTTATGAAAAATTATTAACCCCAGACCCAGACGGCTGGACATACACTTGGAAGGATTAAATATGCCTGAATTAGATGGAAAAAAATATAAATATGATGCCAAAGGTAAAGCTAAATATGCCAAGGATTTGGTTAAAAAGCTTAAAAAGAAACGCATCAAGGTGAAAGCTGAAGATGGTGACAACAACACGGATGCAATATCTAGTGAGTAAATACCCTAAAAATATTGATGTGGATGCTTATAACAGTGAAACACTTGAAAAGGTGAACGAGCTGGAAAAGATGTTCCAATCGGCAAAGGATGCACGTAAGGCACAGGTAGCACGGTGGCGTAGAAATGAGGAGCTGTACAACGGTCAAATGTTGAAACCGTTCAATCTCCCTAAATACAAAACACGTATTGAGCCTAATATCGTGCACAGTGTGGTAGAAACGATGTTTTCTATCTTAACTGACCGTCCTAGCAAGGTTGACCTGATGCCTAAAAGGGAAGAACAGGTTGAGTCTGCTATCAAAGCACAGGAAGCCGTGGAATGGGTTATGGATAACAAGAAAGCCCAGCGTGCAATCCGTTATATGAAACGTGATGGACTGATCTATGGAAATGGTTTTTTGAAGACCTGTATCGTTGAGGATGAAATTGCATTTATAGTACCCGATCCATTCACAGTATTTATTGACCCGTTAGCAACATCTATTGAGGATTCTCAATGTATAATTTTTGCTACCCCAACATACGTGGATATTATTGAAAAAAGATATGGAAAGAAGGTTGGTTCAGAAGGTAAAATGAATGAATACCGTTCCTTTGTAAAATCAGGAAAGCAATACGCTACCGACAAAGTACCAGAAATGGACACGCAAAGTTCCGTGGAGGAAAGTGGAACGTCAGAGGACTACAAAGGAGGTCAAGCTCTACTAAAGGAAAGCTGGTATTATAAAGGGGGCGAACTTCGTCTAGCCACATGGGCTGGCAAAACTCTCCTCCAAGATGAAAAAGCCCCCTATAATTTTATGCCCTTAGTGACATTTAAAAATTATCCATCTGCACATTCTATTTGGGGTAAGTCAGAATGTGAAGTGATCGAGAGTCTCGCAGTAGGTTCGAGTATAGCTTTAAGTCAGGGAATGGATAACCTTATATTGCAGGGTAACCCTGTAGTGGTTATGTCAAAATCTTTATCTAAGATTCCCGGAAATAGAATGACCGATAAACCCGGTCAGGTTCTTTTTACAAACAATCCCTCTGAACGTATTGATAGATTACCAGCAGGAAATATTTCAAGTTCAACACTACCATTTGCCCAGAGTATGATTGAGTACGCTGATATGGTATCTGGTGTGCACGAGATTAGCCGTGGAGTTAATCCCACTGGCGTGGTTGCATCTAGAGCAATACAGCAACTGCAAGAAGCTTCACAGCAGATTATTAGAGCAAAGGAAAAATCTATTGGCTCTGATGCTATTATTGACATTTATAAAAACACTTTGAGCTTACTTGCTAAAAACTACGGCAAGACCATCAATATTAGAAAATTCGCAGAGGATGGTAGTGGCTATCAATTTGATGAGGTACAGCCATATGATTTGGATGATGATCTTGACTTCTCATACAAAGAAGGTAGTTCTATGCCTGAATCCAGAGTTGGAAGGTTTGACAGTGCTATTGATTTACTGCAACTGGGACTTTTAGATGAAGAAGGATTCTGGAG